TCATTATTTTCTCATCTTCTTTTTTCACTCTTCTTCCCTCCTGATGTTTTCATGATTTCTAATTCTTTTTATAAAATATGAAACACTAGGTTGGGTAACTCCATACAGTTTAGCAATTTTTGTTTGAGTCCATCCCATTTCGAGTAATGAGAGGACATGATTTTTATGTTCAATTGTTAAAACTCTAGTTTTTCTGTTTATGTTAGTTCTTGTAATGTGAGCATGTAAATCCTCTACAACTGAATTCAGTCGCTCGACTTCTGCGAGTAAGTTCGTTACTATATCTCCAAGTGTTTCACCTTCAAACTCTACAAGTTTCATATTGTTCCCTCTTTTAATTCTTTCAAACCATTCCATGTAATGTTAGGTGGTGTTCCTTGTCTTGTAGTCCACTTAGAACCAACAAGTTTACCGTTTGTTCTACTGCCTAACAATTCAGCAAAGAAATGTAGTTCTCCCTTAATCATTTTCTTAGAACAGTAAATCTCTTGTTCAAGTTTACCTCCCCAATCTTTCCACATTGGTTGTGTTCCTACAGGAACATTATCCATGTATTTTTCAGTTTCGTGTGTAATAAAAATTACATCACATTCTAAGTTGTAAATAGTATCTAGCAAATAATAGAATGCTTTATTTCTGTTACCATATTGAAACGGCATAATCTTAGTTACAACTCTAGGGTTAGGGTTTACCTTTAACATACAAGACGCTAACCAAGTATCTACGCCATCAATAACAAAGATAGGCTTTTCACCATTCTTTATTGATTCCTTAGCATGGTTTATGAATTGTAAAGAACGGTCTTCACTTTCATTAATATCAATAATATTATCCTTCGTCATAACAATAGGACAGAATACTTCTATTCTATCTGTAGCGTCATGATGTTGATACCATGTAGATTCTACCCCTCTATCCCAATCAAGAACGAATATCTTTCTATCGGGAAAATCTAACGCTAATCCGGTCTTACCCGTCTTAGGTTCACCCCAAATACCTAATACCAATCTTGATTTTCTGCTCTCTCTTTTCTGTCTTAGCAATTCGCTAAAGTTTATTTTCTCTTTCTTAAAAGTCATATAATTCACCTATCTCTTCTTTATCTATTTTTATTTCTTTTCCTTTAATCTTGCCCCATGTATTGATTATTTCACATAACTCATCACGACTATTACAAACATATCTTGTATCTTTACCGCCAATATGTAACTTGACCCAATAACTATCGGACATCTTTATATTTTTATTCCATGTTAAAAATTCTACTTCATCTAAATCAATAATGAAACTGCCATTCTTTAACAGGAATCTATTTTCAATTAATCCTTTTCTTATCATTTTTATTCCTCTAAAAATAGGCTTCGCACCTATTCGAGTGTCAATTGTCCAACACAAGTTCACACTTACACTTGCTACCTTATTATTCCCAACATGAAATCTGTAATGTCGCCAACACATCATACCCCAACTAAAACCTTCTACGACATTTCTAGGGGGGAATAATAGGAATCTAATCAAAACCAATCAAGGTCTTCATCCTCTACGCCTTCTTCTTCAGCGATAGGATTGCCTACTGATTCTTCTAGTAATAAACCACTAGTATTGATTGTAATTGGTTCTGCTTCACCATCAATAATTCGCTGTGAAGTTCTACCGACTACAATGACCTTAGAACCAATGCCAAAGTTAATGTTGATATGTTCGGGAATCCAACAAGTAGTTGCTAAATCACCGTCATCGTCTTCTGTCAATTCCATATCAGCCGCTTTATCGGTAATAGAAATAATCCTGTTACCGTTAGCAGTTGGGGTCATTCTTTGATTAACAACAGTTCCTTCTACAATAGCGATTTTGTCTCTTGCCTGTTCCATTTGTTGTGTTTGATGTAGTCTATCCAAATCAACCAAAGTTGTTCCGTAATTAGGATAGTTCTCAAACAAACATGCTGAAAAGTCGAAAGAAGACATATCCCGATAATCGCTGTTATCGGGGTTTACATCTTCATTTCTAATCAAACTGTCTTTAGTAGCACTAGTAAAACCATAAAGGTTCAAACCATCATCACTAGGAATAGCCTTGAAATGAACCCAATCAAAAGTATCGGGTGTAAAATCTACGCCACCTTGATTCTTGTATGAGAAATAATAAGATTTCATTTCTCCACCATCAATGCTACCATAGAAAATACCACTTCTTCTAAACTCATTAACTGGCAATGGCTTACCATATCTTTTGTTTTCCAACCCACTTGGATAATTAGGCATAGGGTCTATTGGAATGATAATGCTACCATCTTCTAGTTCTTCTGCACCTGCATTTAGAGTCTTTACCATCTTTTCAGCATAGTCACCTTTGTAGTATCTAGCGAGGGTATAAGTCCCGTCATCGTTTTCTGTAGCAACTGCTACTAAACCATCACTTAACGCCTTGTCGTTATCTCTTAGGTATTCTTCTTTAGCCTTGTTTCTGCTCCAACTCATCATATCTCTAGGAGATTCTAGGGAAACAAAGAAACCAAATGCACTTTTAACTAAAGAGTTAGAACCACTACTATTGTTGGTGGTTGTTCTCTTCATGTTACCTCGCACATAGTTCCTTAATAGTGCAACAGCGACATCACTGTTTACATCTACACCGTTTTCCTCGCAAATCTCGACATACTTATTTACCATTTCTTCGGTAGTAATAGCCAAGTGCTTTGCTCCTATCTCTATTTCTTTCATTATTTTTTCGTCTATATTCATTTTCGTTTCCTCCTGTTCATATTTGTCCTACCATCCATGATATTATCACTTTAGGGGTCATGGTAGTAGAACGATATTCTGTTTCCCCTATTATCCTAAGAAGTTTGAACTTCTCTTTGGACTCTAATCCTTCTGCCGCTAAGACAGAATTGTGTAACGCTAGACATATTTCCTTCACGCTTCTTCCTCCATACAAAATGTCATGTAATTTATCCAATGTTTCATTTGGTTTTTTATTAAGTATTAAATTTAGTATCTCATCGAACTCTTTTAATGAATCCTGCACTTGTTTTCTTAGCGTGAAATTTGAGGCTTTGGCCGCTTGAATCTCGGTTATTGCCCTGCGTAAATCTCCATCTAAATCATATATAAAGCGAGCCATGTCCTCATCTGCAAAGCCTTCGACTTGTTCTTTATCAAGAATGTTCTTGATAACTTCAAGGACAACCTCATTCTTTAGTGGGTTGAATCTATAATTAGCACATCTACTTTGAAGCGGAAAGATAATTCTTGATTTATCATTACAAGTAATGATGAATCTAATATTGTTAGCATATCTTTCCATGATTCTCTTCAAAGCATTTTGAGCATCACTAGTCATACCATCCATTTCATCTAATAACATTATTCTAAATGGTGCATCACCTAATGTTCCGCTTTGTGCTACTTGTTTTATTGTAGTCCTAACAGTCTCTAGCCTTCTATCATCACTAGCATTTACTTCAAAGAAGTTATCTTTGAATGTATCACCTAGCATAGACTTAGCAAGTGCAATAGCCGCACCTGTCTTACCTGTTCCTTGCATTCCATAAGCAAGAACATTAGGCATATTTCTTTCCAATACCCATTGTTCTGCATCTAATACAAAATGCTCCTGTCCTGCAATATCACTTAATTTACTTGG